TCTTACTATCAATCTAAATATTCTGCGAATAATGCTTACGATAAATTTAATCTCCTTAATAGTAGAACCCCTGTTACACAAAACTATGCAGTAGTTGTACCTGAGTTTTTAGAAATGACTTATAGTTGTGTAGCTTATACTTATTATGTAGAACAGTTAAATAAAATAATTGAATCTATACAATATGCTCAAAACTCATACTGGGGTGATCCCTCAAGATTTAAATTTAAAACAACAATTGATTCTTTTACTACTGTAACCGAATTAACAGAAGGATCTGAACGCAATGTAAGAGCTACATTTGATCTAAAATTATTTGGTCACATTATCCCCGATACAATACAAAAAGATCTTACAGTAGATAAAAAAGTATTTAGTAAAGCTCAAATTGTTACAAGTACTGAAACGGTAGTTAATATAAATGACATTCCAACTAATCAATTAAATCAAAAAATTGATACTAATAACCCTAATAATACAGATGTTAATGTAGATTTTTGATTTTTTGAAAAAAGTATTAATATTTATAACAAAAGTTAAATAACATTTATTAATAAAAAATGGAATCAACACAGTTATTACAAGAAGAGATTGACACCCTTAATCAGTTACAGCAAGCTCAACAAAACATTGTTACACAATTTGGACAATTAGAAGTACAATTACAAACATTAGAATTGCAAAAAGATATTTTGGTTGAAAATTTAAAACAATTAAAAGACCAAGAAACTACAATTGGGAAACAATTAAATGAAAAATATGGAGACGGAACTATTAATTTAGAATCCGGAACTTTTATAAAAGAATAAAATAAACTAACATAACATGGCAGAACAAATAGTATCACCTGGTGTATTCACAAGAGAAAACGACCAGTCATTTATCACAGAAGGCCCCATAGTAGCGGGAGCCGCAATTGTTGGTCCTACTGCAAGGGGACCTGTAGAAGAACCTACCTTAGTATCCTCTTTTAGTGATTATACCGCTAAATTTGGAGGTGCTCTTGAATCTAGTAGCAGAAGATATGATTTCTTTACTAGTATTGCTGCCCAAAACTTTTTCCAACAAGGAGGAGATACTTTGTTAGTCACCAGAATAACAAATGGTGATTACACAGCAACAACAGGAAATGCTAGAGGGTTTGATGATGATCAAGTTTCTTTTACATTAAAAACTATTGCCAAAGGTACAGATCAACGAAGCTCAGGATCAGTAAATGGAGCTGTTGATGGTAATGGGATATTACCTTCGGGCTCCGCAGATAATGTTAGATTTGAAATCACTACTGTAAATACTTCTTCGGGTGTATTTAATTTATTAATTAGAAGAGGTGATGATTCAACTAAAGAAAAAGTTATCTTAGAACAGTATTTAAATGTTAGCTTAGATCCTTTCTCGGATAATTACATTGAAAAGGCAATTGGTAATCAATCCTTTACCATTGCTACCGATGATGCTGGTGTAAAGTATTTACAAATTACAGGTAGCTATCCTAATAAAAGTAGATATGTTATTGTTGGTTCTGTAACAACACCTACTCCTAATTATTTAGATGCTGCAGGTAATAGAACTTCAGAGGCCTTTACTGCTTCACTCCCTTCAGTTCAAAATGGGGCCTTTGATCAAGGTGGAACAGGAGAACCTAAAGCAGGTGCTAAATTTTACCAAGACATTGTAGTAGATAACATTCAAGGTGTAGAAATTGATGATTATGATGCTGCTATTAGCTTATTAAGTAATAAAGATTTATATAATTTTGGAGTTTTAGCCCTCCCTGGCCTTACTGCAAATAATACCACCCACAGATCCCGGTATAATTCCGCAATTACGAATGCTGAAGAAGCTGGGGATAATATAGTAATAGTTGATCCGGCAGCATATGGAACCACTAGTACACTGACAGTAGTAGATAATGCTAATAACTTTAATACAAGTTATGCAGCTGCCTATTGGCCCTGGGTCCAAACCCAAACTCCAAACACAGGTGAAATAGTATTTGTACCTGCTTCAACCTTTATGCCTGGTGTTTATGCCTTTAATGATAACCAAAGAGATCCATGGTTTGCCCCTGCTGGTTTGCAAAGAGGTGCTTTAGGTGGAGTAATTAGAGCAGAAAAAGCATTAACTAAAGCTAACCGCGATGCTCTTTATGAGGGTAGAGTAAACCCAATCGCAACCTTCTCACAACAAGGTGTAGTAGTATTCGGCCAAAAAACTCTCCAAAAGAAATCATCTGCACTTGATCGTGTAAATGTTAGAAGATTATTAATTGCTCTCAAGCAATTTATAGGTGGAGTAGGCAGAACTTTAGTATTTGAACAAAACACTACAGCTACTAGAAATTCATTCCTCGCCCAAGTTAACCCATACCTTGAATCAGTACAACAAAGACAAGGCTTATATGCCTTTAAGGTAGTAATGGACGAGTTAAATAATACTCCGGATGTTGTTGATAGAAATCAATTAGTTGGTCAAGTATTTGTCCAACCTGCTAAAACAGCAGAATTCGTAATTATTGATTTCAATATCTTACCAACAGGAGTCGAATTCCCATCCTAATAAAATAAAACATGGCAGAAAGAATAGCATCCCCTGGCGTATTTGCTAGAGAAAATGATTTATCCCAAATAACTGAGGGTCCTATAGAAGCAGGTGCTGCTATTATAGGTCCCACAGTTAAGGGTCCTGTAGAAGAACCTACAATAGTAACTTCTTATAGTGATTATAAAAGTAAATTTGGTTCTACTTTTCTTGTTGACAATGTAAGTCACACTTATTTTACTTCAATAGCAGCTTATAACTATTTCCAACAAGGGGGAGATACTTTGTTAGTTACTAGAGTAGTAACTGGATCTTTTGGTTCTGCTAATTCTACTCAAATTCCCAATGGTGGAACTTTCGGAACTTTAAATGAAGGTACTGATGCTTTATTAGCATCTATTACCACCCAACCATCCGCCTCTGGTGGAAGTAATGGCATCAAAACAGGTGTCTCAGGCTCAACCCCAGTAGGAGTTACTGCTTCAATATCATTAACTGACAACACTACTAAAGTTTCATCTGTTACTGTAACTAATGTTACTGATGGAGTTAGTTTTAAAGTTGGAGATACCATAACATTTTCTTCGGCATCATTAGGAGCAACAGCTGCTGGTGGTAACGATTTAGTTATTACTTTAAAACAGAATGATCTTCTTACTACCTCATCATTTGTATTAAAAACTATTTCTAAGGGAACTAACCAAAATAGTGATATTGATAGCGGTAGTGTAGTAGAAAATACAGGTGGTATTCTCCCCTTGGGATCGGAAGAAAACCTTAGATGGGAAATTAGCAGTGTAAATACTTCTTCGGGGTTATTCAATTTACTAGTTAGAAGAGGTAACGATGCCCGCGATAGTAAAACTATTTTAGAAACTTGGAATAACTTAAGCCTTGATCCTTTTTCAGACACTTACATTAAAAAAGTAATAGGAGATCAATATAAATCAGTTGTAGGAGAAGCAGGAGATAAATATTTACAAATTAATGGATTTTATTCTAATAAGAGTAGATATGTTTATGTAGATTCTGTAACAAATGAAACCCCAAATTATTTAAATGCTTCCGGGGAAAGATCAAGTGAAGCTTTTACATCTTCTTTACCTTTAGTATCTAGTGGCGCATTCCATAATGCTACTGGTAATTTATTTGAAGGAAGTAATAATAAATTTTATGATAAAATTGTAAGCCCCAATAACATCCAGGGAATCCCCGCTGACGCTTACACTCAATCACTTAATTTATTAGCCAACACAGATCTTTATAGATATAATATAATTGCTTTCCCAGGTATTAATACTCAATTAGGAGGAACTGCAGCAACAGTTATTACTACAGCTATTTCTAATGCCGAAGAGAGAGGAGACCATTTAGTAATATTTGATACCTCAAATTATGGGCAAACAAGCGCAACAGCAGTAGCTACTAGAACAGATGGTTATAACAGCAGTTATGCTGCTACCTACTGGCCTTGGGGTCAAGTAGTAGACCCTGACACAGGTCAAAGAGTATTTGTCCCCGCATCTACAGCTGTAATTGGAGCATATGCTTTTAATGACAGTTTAGGTGAAACTTGGACAGCTCCCGCAGGTGTTAATAGAGGCGTGTTAACTAACGTTATAAGAACTGAAAAAACAGTAACTAAAGCGGAACGTGATACTCTCTACGACGCTAGAGTTAACCCATTAGCAACATTCCCAGGAACTGGAGTTGTGGTATTTGGTCAAAGAACATTACAAAAAGCTTCTTCGGCATTGGATAGAATTAATGTTAGAAGATTATTAATTTCTTTAAAAGATCAAATAGGCAATATTGGTAAAACATTAGTATTTGAAAATAATACAACTGCAACTCGTAATAGTTTTGTAAGCCAAGCAACTGCTTATCTTGAATCAGTACAACAAAGACAAGGCTTATACGCCTTTAAAGTAGTAATGGACGATACCAATAATACTCCCGATGTAATTGATAGAAATCAATTAGTTGGTCAAGTATTTGTCCAACCCGCTAAAACAGCAGAATTCGTAATCTTAGATTTCACATTGTTACCAACAGGAGCCGAATTCCCTTCATAAATTAAAAAAATCGAATATTTATAATCACGTAATATTTATAATAAAGAACAACATTAAAAACAGCATAAAATGGCAGTATTAGATCCTAACGAAATTTTCTTTACGGCGTTTGAACCCAAACAAGCCAATAGATTTATCCTCTATGTAGATGGATTCCCTTCATATCTCATTAAGCAAATGAGCAGCTTTAACATTGAAAATGGTGAGGTTATCCTCAACCACATCAATGTGGACAGAAAAATTAAGGGTAAGTCTAAGTGGAGTGACGTAACCCTTAACCTCTACGACCCAATCACCCCTTCAGGTGCTCAAGCTGTAATGGAATGGGTAAGATTACACCACGAATCAGTAACGGGTCGTGATGGTTATTCTGATTTTTATAAAAAAGATGTAGTAGTTAATGTTCTTGGTCCCGTAGGTGATGTTGTTTCTGAATGGGTTCTTAAAGGAGCATATATTAAAACTGCAACTTTCCCAGAATTTAACTGGTCAACTGAAAATACTGCAGTTGAGCTTCAAATTGCGTTGGGTATTGATTACGCAGTATTGAACTTCTAATATTAGCCATATAATAATAAAGAAAGGGTACCTTTACGGTATCCTTCTTTTTTCTTTATATATTTATATCAAACAAATCAAAAGTTATTAATAATGAGTGACGAGAAAAAATTTAAATTCCCAACGGAAATGGTAGACCTGCCCTCAAAAGGTTTAGTTTACCCTAAAGAAAATCCTCTTTCACAAGGCAAAGTCGAAATGAAATATATGACCGCCAAAGAAGAGGACATTTTAACAAACCAAAGCTATATTAAAAATGGCACTGTAATTGATGAGTTATTAAAAACTCTTATAGTATCTAAAATTAATTATAATGATCTAATTGTAGGCGATAAAAATGCTGTTATGGTAGCCGCCCGAGTTTTAGGTTATGGCAAAAATTACACCTTTACATACTCAGGAGAAGAACACACAGTTGATTTATCTACTATAGATCCTAAACCTCTTGATGAGTCGCTTATAACTAAAGGTAAAAATGAATTTCATTTTACCCTTCCTAATTCGGGTACTGAAATTTCTTATAAAATTTTAACACATGGGGACGATGCTAAAATTAATGCCGAAATAAGAGGTATAAAAAAATTAAACAAAAATGCTAGCCCTGATGTATCTACTAGATTAAAGCATATGATTACATCCGTAGATGGGGATGTTAGTACTAAAACGATTAGAGAGTTTGTAGATGTTTATTTATTAGCTATGGATGCTCGTGCATTTAGAGAACATATTAAAAACACACAACCAGACGTTAATTTAACTTTTGAAGTAGAGGGACCAGATGGTGATGTCAAGGATATTGACATTCCCATCGGCCTCAACTTTTTTTGGCCTGACATCTAAATATAGAATGAAAATATTTACCCAAATCCATGAAATAGTATTTTATGGAAATGGGGGATATGATTGGCATACTGTGTATAATATGCCAATATGGTTGCGGAATTTTACCTTTAATAAGATACATGAACATTATGAAAAGGAAAAAGAATCCCACAATGAGATGGCAGGTCAATCTAGTAACTCAACTACAGTTATAGATTCTGATGGTACTGTTAAAGCACCAGAAATGATGAAACAAGCAGCAACTTCATATAATACGAGGGCATCAAAAAAATGATGCCCTCCCATATTTATCATTATAACCATGACTAGTCAACAAGATATTAACAACCAAGACGAACTTAACAGAAAATTAAGGGAAACTGAAGCTGAACTTAAAAAAATTAAAGAGACCCAAAGAGAACTTCCTGGTTCTTTTAGGGAATATAGGGATCTTGTTACGGCTATTAATGAAGAACTTGGTAAAAAAGTAAATAGGGTTAAAGAAGCTAGTAGTGGATATAGTTCATTAACTAGTATAGCACAAAAATTCCAAAACCAAGAAGAGTCGATTACTCGTCTTACAGATAAGGCTTTAGGTACTAATAGAGAAAAAACCCGAGAAGCTCTTAAAGAAATCCAAGCCAGTGCAGATCAACTAGTTATTGATAAGCAAATTTCTACTCTTGATAAAAATGGAAAGGAACTGAATCAAGGAGCTCTAGCTGCAAAACTTCAAAGTCTTGTAGCTGCGGGAGAAATCACAGATGAAGAAAAAGCTCTTTTACTTGCCCGCCAAGCAGGATTTGAAGAAGAGAAAAAACTTGTAGATTTAATTGATATTGAAATAGCTAAACGCGAAGAATCTAATCGCTTAATGGGTGTAGCAGGGGGTTTAACTCAAACTCTCACAGGTCTTTTAGGTCCTTTAGCTAATAATTTAGGCCTTAAGGAAGCATCTGAAGAAATGCAAAAGGTAGCTGATAGAGCTGCTGAAACTGGAGAAAGTTTTGGAAAACTTAAAGTATTAGGAACCGGAATATCTTCAATATTTGGATCTTTGGGCGAAACTTTAAGAGATCCTACTGTTATTTTTGGAGCTTTATTAAAAAGTTTTAATGACTTTGAAAAAGCTAATAAAGAAGTAAGAAACCTTACAGGTCAAAGTGCTGATAACATTTCGTCTGCAAACATGTCTCTAATGTCTGCAACGGATCAAGCTAAAACTATAGGTTCTTTATCTAAAGAAATTGGAATTAATATTAATGCTGCTTTTGGTTCGGATACTATCATAGCCGCTAGTGAATTAACTAATTTATTGGGAGTTAGTGAAAAAGCAGCCGCTAATTTGGCTTTAAGAGCCGAAGCTTTTGGGGGTTCTTTAAAGGGAGCAGATGAAACTGTTTTCAATACTGTTCAAGGTTTTAATATGCAAAACCGAGCTGCTGTAAATGTAGGAGCAGTATTAGAAGATGTTGGAAATGCCTCAAATTCATTAGCATTAAGTTTAGGAGGAAGCACAGAAGAACTAGCCGAAGCCGCATCAGGAGCCCAACAATTAGGTATTAACCTAGCTCAGGCGGAAAGTATAGCAGATGGTTTATTAAATTTTGAACAATCAATTGCTAATGAATTAGAAGCTGAGCTTTTTACGGGTAAGCAAATTAATTTAGAAACAGCTAGACAGGCAGCCTTAAATAATGACATTGCTACTTTAACTAAAGAAATAGGAGACAACCAACAAATCCTATCAGCATTCAGTTCAGGTAATAGAATACAACAAGATGCAATAGCTAAATCTTTAGGCCTGTCTAAGGATGAAGTAGCTAAAATGATTCTTTTAAGACAAAAAGAAAATGGGTTAACGGATGAACAAGCTGCTAAAGCAGCAGGGTTAAGTTTAGAAGCTGCTAAAAGATTAGATGCCCAAGCCTCCATACAAAAATCTATAGAAAAACTTACTACAGCTTTAGCCCCTGTTTTAGCTAAAGTTGCTGATTTTATAGCTATAATAACTGATAATAGTGCGGGTTTAGTAACTACTTATAGTGTTTTAGCTCTTGCATTATTTCCTAAACTAAGAATGGCTGCAGGTGGCCTTGCTAGTAATATAGCGAGTTCCGTAAGCTCAGCAAAAGAACTTGTTAAAGGAATAGGAGGAGCTGTAGGTAGGTTTAAAGAAGCTGCAGCCGTAGCAGGAGAAAGAGGTGGAGGACTTGTTAGAAGAGTAAGATCTGGATTCCTAGCAGCTGCTAAAGGGGGTGATCGAACTAAAGAAATGGCAGATAAAGCTAAAGATGCTGATAAAGCAGGAAAAGTTGGTCAAACCGGAGATAGTAAAAAAATCCGTAAATTTTTCCAAGACTTAGCAGCAGGTTTACGTTCTATGGGAAGCGCAAAAGTACTAGCGGGTATTGGTAATACTATATTATTTGCTCCCGCATCTGTATTAATGGTAGCATCAATTCCATTTTTATCGTTTATAGGTCTTGTAAAACTACCATTCTTAAAATCTAACTTTAAGGGTTTAGGTGAAGGTTTAACATCTTTAGCAACTGCCCTACCCGGTGTAGCAGCATTAGCATTATTTGGTCCTGCTGCTCTTTTAGCTACTTTAGCACTTCCTTTCTTAGCAGCAATGGCAATTCCCGGATTTGGTACATTAATAGGCACGGGATTAGGAGGATTAGCAACAGGTTTAATAGCATTAGGTACAGCTGCCGCTACTGGATTACCGTTTTTAGCGGTGGGTCTTTTAGCATCCATTGGGGCTGCTATGATCCCATTTGCCTTGTCATTACGACTTGTTACTCCACTAGTAGAGGCATTTGGTAATATACTCATTGGAGTATTTAGTGGGATAGGAGGTTTATTGTCCACTGTTATAGATGGTCTAGTTTCACTTTCATCCCCTGAAATAGCCACAGGATTACTTATGGTAGCACCCTCATTAGCAGCTTTAGGTCTTGCTATGATTCCTTTAAGTTATGGATTAACTGCATTTGCTTTATCAGCGGGGTTATTAACAGCACTTACGGGTACTTCCCCATTTGGAGCTTTTACAGAACTAGCAGAATCCGCCCCAGGTATTGATATGGCAGCTTCCGCACTAACTAAAATGGCAATTGCTCTAGAAGGATTAAGAGGAGCATTAGAAGGAGTAGATACTGAAAAATTAGCCGAAATAATGAGCCCCAGTTTGGGAGGTGTAGTATTAGGATTAGGAACAGCTGCTATTCAAGGAGTAACTGATACTGTAGATTCAATAGCGGGTGCATTTGGAGGTGAAGGAGGTGGAGAAGATCCCGTAATAGCAGAATTACAGGCCGTTAAAGAAGTATTAAACCAAATCTTAGAAAAAGAGGGATCAGTAATGATAGATAGTTCTAGAGCGGGTACAGCATTTGCAATGGGTACTTCAAGACTTCAATAATTTTAAATATTTATAAACAAATAATAAACTCTAAAAAACAAATAACATGGGACTTTTAGCAAAACTACAATCAGGTGATTCTACTTTAGGGTACAATGGTGAAAAACCTGTACCAACTACAGTTGCAGGTCGAAATTCACCTAAAACTTTCTTTGCAGGATCTAATTTAGACTTAGATGGAGCAACTCCAACTAAATTTAGTGATATTGCTCCTGAGGGTCAAGGGGGAAGAGCAGGAGTATAAAGCATTGTTAAATGGGATTATTAGATTTAACAACTAACTTAAAATCTCTTAAGTTTGGAAAAGATATAAGGGGTGGAGGAAATTCTCGTCAACCTTTTATTCAAACTCCTATACCTGGGACTTTTGAAGAGTTAGATGCTAATTCTACTGATTTTTTATTGAGAGATGGAGCTCTTTCTAGATCGGCTACTGATTTTTTAAGAACATCTAAATTCTTATCTACAGTAGATGGAATTTTATTTGTAGCTAAACAAACTGCTTTATCTTTTCAAAATCCTATAGTTCCTGGGAGACCCAATAGATCTATTATAGGAGGACTTTATAACCCTCTTTTAACCTTAACTCAAGTTGGAATAAATGCTATAGGAGGACATGTTGAAAGACAAGGATTACTCCCCATAAATGATTCTCAGACTAAATATTTTTCTATTTATAAGAATCAATTTAATACTGAAGGAACTAATAGATTATCTATTCTTTACAATAGTAAAATTAATCCAAATCCACCCCTCCTTCCTAGTACACTTGCTGCTGCCCCCCTTTTATCTTTAAATCTAGATCCTGATTCCCCTACTCTTATTTCTTATCCTGGAGGAGAAGGAGGGCTTAGTACTGATATAACCATACAAAACCCTACTATAGGAAAAAATAATCTTCCTGAAGGTGAACTTTTAGAAACTTATCAAGTAGGCAGGGGTCCATTTTTTTCAAGAGGAGGTTATAAATTAGGAGGGGAAGGTATTAATGTAGTAGGAGCAAGTGCTGCTTACTTCATTTACGATGAAATTAATGGAAATGTAATAGGAGACCCCGAATTAGAACTCTTAACTGGAATAACCCCAGACGGACAACAAAATGTTCCTTATGGAGTTATGGATGATAATAGTACTTTAAGTACTGATACTAAAGGTTTAATCCTAAAGGATTATCAAGTGGGCTTAGCTAACTCTACAACAGATAGAACAAACCTCCCTACTCCTTATTCAGTTGTTAACCCTGATACAGGAGTCAGTTCTGGTGCTGCCAATCCTATTAGCTATAGAGCATATGCTATGAAACCCGGATTTTCGGATCCAATAGGCTTAAATGTTTCAAATGATCAAAGAAATGAAGAATTAGAAGGGCAACAAATCTGTAAATTTTTCTTTGAACTTATAAATAACACAGCAAATGCTAGCTCAGAATTTATTTATTTTAGAGCTTATTTGGATTCAATTAAGGATAGTTATGGAGCCGATTGGAGCTCAGTTAAATATTCTGGAAGGGCTGAACAATTTTATCAATATCAGGGATTTAATAGAAGTATTAGTTTAGGATTTAGTATATTAGCACATTCTAAAGAAGAGCTAAATATTATGTACGAAAAAATGAATAAATTAACTAATATGATTACCCCTGATTATAGTGATTTAGGATATATGAGAGGTACAATAGTTAGACTTACAGTAGGGGATTATTTTAAATCTATTCCTGGAGTAGTTAATAGTGTTAATTTTGATAACCACTTAGACACAGGATGGGATTTAATAGAAGGAAGACAAGCTCCTAAGTATTTAAAAGTTAATTGTGATTTTAGTCC